CAGAATGATCTAATTTCTTTTGACCAAGTTCAACAAAAGCAATATGATCCAATCTATACGATTCTTGATTACTATAAGTAAACTTCTTGTACAAATCAAGATAATCAATTACAGATATACCAGCCATCTCACAAGCAATCTGTTTACGACCATGCAATACAAGATCTCTCTTGCGAACATAACCCCAAGGAGAAAGTTTACGGACAACTTTCTCACCCATCAACCTTTCAATACGACCAACAATATAAGGTATATCATATAACTCACAGTTCCATCCAGTCACAACTTCTGGTGGATTAGATTGCCAATACTCTAGAAATCTATCAATCAGATTAAACTCATCATGACACTGAATATACTTTACATCCTTACGAGTATTATTATATGGTCTGGATGCAAAACATATAATCTGTTTTGTAGTATAATCCTGCAATGTAATTGCAAGTAATTCTTCTGCACAATTAAAGACATCAGGGAAACCACTCTCTGCAGCAACCTCGATGTCAATCGTGACCAAATTAATTTTACTTATATCAAACTTAATCTCTTCCTCTGGATACTTCTCAGAAATATACTGACAAATATAACGATCATTTCCATATACAGCAAATCCTTCTATATTAGAATACTTCTCATTAAATTCTTTACAATCAGATATCTTACCTGGTTTAATAGGTTCTACATTCTGTCCATCTAAAGTTTTATACTTTGATTCTTTCTTAGAAGGAACATAAAAAGTGGGATGAAATGTTTCCTTCGTAGTAAAATGGCGACCATTCTCATATCCACGAACAAGGATTTCATTGAATCTTTGATGGACATTTGTGTAGAATCTCATTGAATAATGTTCAAGTAATCATCAAGTAGTTTTTGGTTGGGATCAACCAGTGTCAAAATTTTCTCTGAACTCATAAACATTTCTGTATTATCAGTCAGACTGGACATCCACTTAGTTAGTTTACCATCCTTGTCAATAACACATGGATTAATTAACTTACAATCAGGTTGCCCAATGTCAGCTAAGACTTCATCAATCTGTGAGACCAACCTCAGATTGTTCGTTAAGTACAGTACCTGAATCGGATTCGGTTCCTCCTCCTGATTCGGATCGTCTGGTGGTAGAACCATCTGATCCACTGGTAGATCTGTCTCTTCCATTCATTCTCTCCTCGTAAGATTTTTTAATCGTGTCTAATGGATCACTAATACAAACAACCCAATCTTTATTTACAATAATATCATCATCTTTTGATAAAGACATCCATTTATAATACACAACTTCATGTTTTGGAGTTCCTTTCTCCTCCACAAGAACTTGAGATGTTTTAACCTTAACAATATAAGGATCTTTAAAAAGATAAGAAACTAACTTATCTTCAGAGTCTCTATATTCTTTAATGTCAGCAATTACTTCCTCATTAGATTTGAGTAATGCGAGTTGTACGCTCATGGTTTCTATTTTCCTTTATGTATTATATCACCAATGACCCAAGACTGCAACCCATGACCATGAATTCTTAATTGGACATCTGTTGCTACATTCTCAGGAACTACTAAACAGTATCCAATACCAAGATTAAATACATTCTTCATTTCTTCTGGTGGAATCTCACCTGCCAACATAATCTTACTAAACAATTCTGGCATTCTCCAAGAATCATAATTAACTCTTGCCTCACATCCATCAGGAAGACATCTTGGGAGATTCTCTGGAATACCACCACCTGTGATATTTGCCATACCCATAATAGGAAAATCTTCTAATAGATTTGCAATCAAAGGAGCATAGATGGTTGTAGGATTAAGAAGTTCTGGCATCTCACTAAGAAATATCTTATGCCTGAATAACATATCTCTAATCAAACTAAATCCATTACTATGGACTCCACTACTTTCTATACCAATAACAACATCACTCTCACGTATTAGACTACCATCAATAATCTCACTCTGCTCTACAATGCCAGTACAGAATCCTGCAAGATCTTTAATAGGATCTACCATACTCATCCTTCTTGGATGCTCTGCTGTTTCTCCACCTAATAAAGAACACTTTGATAATCTACATCCATCTGCTATACCATTAACTAATTCTGTTACTAACTCTCCATGCAATTTTATATCTGACGTACAAATATAATCTAAGAAATATAATGGTTTCGCACCACAGGTAATCACATCATTAACACACATGGCAACAAGATCAATCCCTATACCACGCATAACAGATGGATCTCCAGTTGCATTCAATTCAGCAACATGAACTTTAGTCCCTACACCATCAGCACCAGAAACTAATATAGGATTCTCATACCCAGATGGAATTTTTATCATCCCATTGAAACCACCAAATCCACCCATGACCTCAGGCCGATGAGTGGATTTAACGGTGTCTTTAATTTGATCTACAAAAGATCTTCCAGCTTCAATATCAACTCCAGAAGTTTTATAATCCATTACAAAAACATAACAATAGGAATATTATATCACAAATATTCCTTTCTTGCATGATGATCTGGAACTATCTTCTTCAACTCCACGGTGAGGAGTCCATCTTCAAACTTGACGGATCCAACCTCCGTATCGTCAGTGATCGTCCAAACTCGTTGGAAATCACGTTGGGCCAGTCCTTTATGGACAAACGTTCCATCAACTTCTGATTCTTCTTTCTTGCCCTCAACATATAATTTTCCAAACTCTGTATAGACTTTGACTTCATCTTTCTTGAACCCCGCAAGTGCGATTTCGAGTTTAGATTCATGATTATTTAATTGTACCAAATTGTATGGTGGATAATTTGAAGTGGTTGTACTATCCCAAAACTGATTGAGATAATCATCCATTCCTATGCTGTTCTTTGTAATCTTATCAAATAGTTCTGGAAGATTAGCAGCGTGATACCTTGCTAGTGTGTTCATGGTTCCCCTTTAAAAGCGAGTGTTAATTGTTGTCCCCGAAGGCGACACTACTAATTATACAAGAACACTTAAAAGGGTCAGTGTGGAATACCCCAAATTTTAGTACAGTAATCCCTAATAGATCTATCAGAAGAGAAGAAACCCGAACGTGCAGTGTTGATAACCGACATACGATTCCATGCATCTCTATTTGTCCATGCACTACTTACTCTATCTTGAGCATCTAGGTAATCAGAGAAATCTGCAAAGACACAGAAAGGATCATGATTCAAAAGATTATTCAATAAAGGTTCAAACTTCTCTTTATCTCCTTGACTAAAATGTCCACCTTTGATTAAGTTAATTACTTCCCAAAGTTCAGAACTCATATGACTCTTAGGATCATATCCATTCTGCCATAGATCTGCTATACCTTTTTCATCATGACCAAAGAGGAAGAAGTTTTCTTCTCCCACAAGCTCACGTATCTCTACATTAGCACCATCAAGAGTTCCTATTGTAAGAGCACCATTCATCTGGAACTTCATGTTTCCTGTACCAGATGCTTCCTTACCTGCAGTAGAGATTTGTTCTGATAGATCAGCAGCAGGATATACAAGTTCTCCTAACTTGACACTATAGTTTGGTAAGAAAATTACTCTTAACTTACCATCCATATCAGGATCAGTATTAACTACTTCTGCTATATGACATATAAATTCAACTATTAACTTTGCCATATAATATCCAGGTGCTGCCTTACCACCAAAGATTACTGTTCTTGAAACTACATCTTGCCCATTCTTAATACGAAGATATTGAGCAATAATCCAAAGAGCAAGTAAATGCTGTCTCTTATATTCATGTATCCTCTTAACCTGCACATCAAACATACTAGAAGGATCTACGGCAATACCTAGATTATCAAAGATATACGTTGCTAAATGATGCTTACCAACTAATTTTGTTTCTCCAATTTTCTCATTGAGAATAGGATCATATTGATGCTCTTCTAATTTTTTAAGCAACTCCATGTTAGTCACCCAATTAGTACCAACATATTCATCAAGTACTTCACTAAGACCTGAATTAGAAGATGCAATCCATCTTCTAGGAGTAACACCATTAGTCACATTAGTAAACTTATGCGGCCATAAATCATAAAACTCTGGCATCAATTGAGTCTTAATCAATTCAGAATGTAATGCTGCAACTCCATTAACGTGATGAGATCCTACTGTAGCAAGATGTGCCATACGTACTGCCTTATTACCATTTTCATCAATGATAGACATCTTCTCTAACATCTTATCATCACCAGGATAATGAAGTCTTACTACCTGTAAGAATCTTCTATTGATCTCATAGATTATTTCCATATGTCTTGGTAAAAGAGTCTTAAACAATTTAAGATCCCACTTCTCCAATGCTTCTGGCATCAATGTATGATTTGTATATGCAATAGACTGAGTTACAATCTCCCATGCATTTTCCCATTCAAGGTGTCTTTCATCCACAAGTAGTCTCATCAACTCAGCAACTGCAATAGCAGGGTGAGTATCATTTAATTGTACTTGCCAATGATGTGGGAAATCTTCTATTTCATATCCACGTTTATCAAGACTCCTCAACATATCCTGAAGAGAAGCACTTACAAAGAAATGTTGTTGCTTTAATCTAAGTAACTTACCTTGATCTGTACCATCATTAGGATACAACACCTTAGAAATAGTTTCAGAAGAAACACTCTGTTCTACTGAACCTAAGTAATCTCCAATATTAAATGCATAGAAATCAAATGTCTCCGTAGCATCTGCTCTCCATAATCTAAGTCTATTACAACTATTAACTTTATAACCTAACTGCAATACATCATATGGTACAGCAATTACCTGTTCATCAGGAACCCAACGTACTCTATAATTTCCCCTATCTGATACATAATTCTCTACCTTACCACCAAATCCAACATGAACAGATTCATCTGGGTGACAAAGTTCCCAAGGCCATTCTCCATGCAACCAATTATCAGTAACTTCTATTTGTTGATTATCTCTTATCTGCTGCTTGAATATACCATACTTATATCTTATACCATAACCAGTGGCAGGTACTTCTAGTGTTGCCAAAGAATCCATATAACATGCTGCTAGTCTTCCTAGACCACCATTACCTAAACCAGGTTCTTCTGCTACATTTAAAACTTGTTCTAAAGTTAAATCATAATCTTTTAGTGCTTGTTCAGCATCTTTCTTAATACCAAGACTTATAAGATTATTACCAAGTTGTGGACCAATCAAAAACTCTGCTGATAAGTATGCAACCTCCTTTCCAGTAGGTGGTTCCATAGACAACCAGTAATTCATCATCTGATCCCTTACAGCATAACTTAATGCCATATAGAAATCATGAAGTGAAGCATTGTCAGGACGTTTCCCTAAAGTATAGAAAAGACGTTCTGATATTCCATTATAAAGGTTATTGTGATTCGTCAACTTTCTTTTTCTTGCTACCTATATTATACTTCGTTTCTAGTATCCAATCACCTTTATCTTTGTATGCTAATACTTTAATTTGATTTAAAGGTGCAATATCTTGTATTTTTTTAGTATCAACAATAGTAATTAATCCCCAATCAGCAAGTAATTGAGAAATACGATTTCTTCTTTGAACATCATTAGATGTCAAATTAGCATGTTTACCATCTAAAGCAAATAGTTCTTTGAAATGAACAACATAATATCTTCCCTGCTTGTGCAGTATATGGCAAGATTGATATATCTTCTTCTCTTTTCTGGAAGCTACTCCAATTCTTGTTAAGGTTTCTCTAACCTTTAAAAAATCATCAGGTTCATTTAATGTAACCTCAACCATTTGGTCGGGTGTCCATTTCACCTCAGGCTCTTGCACCACACTCATTGTTTTCCTCCAGTTTCAAATTTCGATTTTATAAAATTAAGTTGATCTTTTGTTAGGATTTTCAAAGCCTGTTGTGCCTTTTCATTACTATAACCATAGTAACGTTTTACATAATCAAGATCTTTGATTGTATCTTTACGAAGCCAAGGAGAGAATCTCTTCTTAGGTCTCAGTGTATTTAGCAAAAAATCATATTGCATCTTCTTAGGTAAAAAATGATACTGATTCATTTCATTCGCAAACATAATTGCGTCAAGATGCCCAGAAAAACAACGATTAATTATATAAGGAGGATACTCCTTTTCAATTGATGGATCTTCATCAATAAGATTTTTCTTTGTATAATTTATTGAATTAAGCCAATCCTTTAGTTCCATAATTAAGAAGAAGTAGTTCTTTACGTTTCTGTTGGTCTTTCATATAATCACCAACAGATCTCATAGTGTATGTAAGATCAAACTCAGCAGCAGCCCAACCTTTAAATCGATCTCTGATGAGTTGACTTGAATTATAGCTTACCATAATATCCATAGTATGTAAATCACAATTATGGGCAAATTTATCATGGTCAAATTTCTTATGCATCTCACCCTTCTTTCCATATAAATTATCCTTAATATCATAAGGAGGATCAAAATACATAAAAACACCTTCATGGAGTTCTTGCCCCATTAGGTATTCATAAGATTTATTAGTTATTCTCCAATCTGAAATGATCTCTGAGTATTCAGATAATTTCTCAATGCCTCGAAACGAAAAATTACTTTCACTTGCTTGAGCAGAGAAACTAGAGCTCTCTGTAAGACCACTAAAGGAACACTTATTAACAATATAGAAAGCCACAGCACGGTCAAAGGATGAACAATCGCTGCTATTAATCCGTTCCTTAGAACTAGTAAAAAGTACTCTTGCTGTATCTGGAGCATTATGTTCCTCCTTAAGTTTGGTTAATTCATTACTTAATTCTACCCCAGATTCTTGAAGTTGTCTCCAAAAGTTTACAAGAGGTTCATAAAGATCATTTATCCAAATCTTAAGGTGTGGATACATTTTTGTGACATATATCGCAACACTTCCACCACCAACAAATGGTTCACGAAATTCTGTATAGTTATTGAAATCTGGAAAGTATTGTGCCATTTTAGTACAAGCACGAGACTTACCGCCAGGATATCTGAGGGGTGTTTTAAGTCCTTTTTTGCTCATAATTTAATTCCAACTGAATTTCAGTATCAAAGTTTTCGTAAGTTGGCTCATGCAAAGCACAATACTCACTAAAGGTAATCATCATTT